GTGAGATTATCAGAATTACGTTTAGCAGTAATGAACTCTTCAATATCCGGATGGTCGACTCTGAGGACACCCATCTGCGCCCCACGTCTGTGTCCTGAGCTAGCGATGGTTTGACACACAGCATCAAAGATACCCATGAAGGAAACAGGGCCGCTAGCCTGGCTATCGAGTGATTTAATTTTGTCACCTCTTGGTCGGATGCGACTAAAGTCATAACCAATCCCACCCCCTCTACGCATTGTCTCAGCAGCTTCACTGGCCTTCTCCATTATACTGTTCATGTTATCCTCGATTACACCTGAAACAAAACAGTTATATGCAGTTGTAATCCTATTAGATCCTATTGCAGCTTGTACTCTACCTGCTGGTAAGAATCTCATATTACCTAATATATCTTCTAGTTCATATCTATGTTCATCACTATCTGATAAAGCTCTGGATATTCTTTTAATTTTTTCATCAAAGCTTTCATCTTTTTGTCTATATTTCATCATATCAATTTCTTTTGATATAGATGTTTCTGGTCCTAAGTATTCTGTATTATGCATTATTGCACCCCCTAAAATTACGATGTTATAGGGGACATTTAATTAGTCTTTCATTTTACCAATTTTATCAACTAATACATTGATTTGTGACTCTAATGCTTTCTCTTCTGGACGCTTCTTTCTAGCACCTAAATAACCTGCTAATATCCATAGCACTCCAATAACTACAGCTATACCAATCATATAC